ACCATGGTCAATCACCCTTATATAATTGTTTCTTCATCGCGGTGATCTGGTCGTCAGAAAGGATCTTTAATGCTTCCTCTGCTTTCGCATCGGAGTATCCATAGTATTCTTTAATAACACTCAAATCACTACTTTGAGCCTTTTTATGCCATTTAGAGTATGATCGCTTAGAGGCTCTAACAATATTTAGGAGAAAATCATATTTGAGTTTATTATCGAGAGTCGTATATCGATTCATTTCGTTCGCTAATAGAACGGTGTCTCGATGAAATGAAAGCGCACGATTGACCATAAACGATGAATATGACTTTTCATCCTGTTCTGTCAGGAGAGCATATTCTTTCGTCTGTAGAATAGATGGAATGATTTCTTTAAATAGGTCAGCCATTGAACACCTTTCTATCATTTCTTTTTATTTTCATTTTTCTTTTTGTTTCGTCAGAGTGTTTTTTTCCATATCGTGGGCTATCTACTCCAACCTTACCATACATTGGATTATTTTTGCCGCTTTTTGAAGCAGAAAGTTTCATTTTTGTTTCTTCAGATACAAACCATGTTTTTCCATAGTTAGGGTTTTTTTCGCCCTTTTTAGAATCAGATATTTTTTTTCTAGAAAGTTCTGTATGCGGCGCACGATTTTTTGCAGCTAATTTTAAACCATTTTTGTGTTTATCAGATAATGAAATGCCTAAATGCGCATCAGACATTTTTTTTCTGCTTTCTGCAGAAAACTGCTTTCCTTTATTCCATGGGGTTCTACCAATATTAATTGTTTTTAATTCTTCATAAACTTTTTTTCTTATCCACCCAAATGCTTTATTATTTCTTATTGCGAACTCATTAGAAAAAGACATAGCCCAAGCAGCGAATAATATTTTTTGGTTATCTGGATAAATTTTTGCCAATAACTGGTGGGCAACATAATGCTCTTCAGCAGTTAAATCTACCAGATTGGTTGGATCGTCGGATCCAACCATGCATTTTGGAATAATGTGGTGAGTCTCGCAATAACCCTCAAGCAATCTATTTTTTGCTCTATTGATCAGAGCATCATAGTGCTTTTGATAGTTCATGAGAACTTACACTCCACCATCATCTCAGTTAGACATGCAGTGAGGTTCAGTTCCTGGTCGGCGACAAATGCTGCTTGGTATTGATACTTTGCGAGAATCAATACGGCATTTGGAATC